AATATTTCTGTAAGCTGCAATTTGTTGTCCTGCTCTTCTCTTAAAAGTATCTTGTTTTGTTGGATCCTTAATATTAGATAACATTGCACTGTAAGACTGTGCTAGTACAGGACTTACACTTTTTATAAATTCTAAGTTTGCATCTCCGCCTTTTTTTAATCTTAGTCCTTTCATTTTCTTCTCCTTATAAACCTGTTGGATAATATGATTGTGGTGTAATATATACCGATGTTCTTTGTCCATCTTCTACAAGAGCTCTTTGTAATTCATCCTCATAAATAAGTTTGTTTTGTTGAACCACTTGTGGATTATACTTCATAGATAAATAATAAGATAGACCAGCAACCATACAAGGAATAAATCTAAATACTACATCAGCAGTGTTAGTATAAGCTCCAGCGTCTTCAATTCTTTTTAAATAGTAATATTTTAAATATGTATATGTTGAAGCATCGGGTGTTTGATATAAAGTAATTTGTGGAATGGTTTGTCGATCAACATAATATTGTGAGGGTTGTCCTGTTGAACCTTTGTTAGGTAAAGCCGCATATTCACTTCTACTTATTTTTGTTAGAGATACATCGTTTGTTGTGGAGGTAGTTCCTGTAGTTGTGCTAATATAAGCCTCTAGTATATCATTTGCATTCGTTGGAGCTGTATAAGTCGCTGTCCCGTTTGTCAATAGTTGTTCTTTTAGTTCTACTTTCCACAAGTGTACTCCTCGGTTTCCCCATTCGCTGAAAAGAATATTTAAACTTCTTCTTGCAGATTTTAAATCATACCCGCTGTTTGTGCGTTTACCACATCTTTCATAGGCTTCTTGAATGATATCATCGATGTTGAGATCAAAAGTAGTTGAATCTGAAGTTGCCATAAATCACCTTAACTTCTATGAATTTTAGTTGGATCTTTTACACCTTGAATTGCTAAACCACCAAACTTCTTTTTTTTTATCTGATTACTCATAGCTGTTTCAATAGCTCTTCCTCTTTTTTCTTCATAGCTCGTAAGAACCCCATCTCCATCAAGGTCAGCTTTATCTGGATTTTTAAGTGAATTTTTCATAATTAAAGTATATCCTTATAATAGTTCTTTGCAAACCCTCCCTTTGCAAAATCAAAACTACCTTCAATACTTAGTTGCCTTGAAATTTTTCCTGTCTTATTATCTTTAGCAATCTGCCCTCGTACTCTACCATATTTTCCTCCAATTTTACCAACAACTCCTTTAGATTGTTTTTTGTCTTCATAAAAAGGTGTTTTAACATCTGTATATTCTTTAAACAGTTCAACAGAAACATCAGGTAATTTTTTATTTTTTGTTTTTAATTCAACAGCAGGTCGTTTAAAACTTTGCTTTACATCTCCTAAATTAACTTCACTAAAATCAAATTTAGGTTTTAAAGAAAATTTTTTTCTTGGTTTAACTATAAATTTACCATTATCTGCAAAAGTTTTTACATTTGTAGGTTTACCTCCCACACCTTGAGCTTTTGCTCTTTTTCTCTTTACTGCACTTCTCCTTTGTGATTCAGACATTCTTCGTGCTTTTGCTAAAGGAACACATTTTGGATATTTTCTTTTTTTATCAGCTTTTAATTTACTACGACCACATTTGGCAAATGTTCCGTCTGCTTTCTTTGAACCAATATCAACCCAATTTTGTGAGAACCACTTTTTTAATCCCATTACATTAAATCTTTATAATAGTTAGACGCAGAGGGGTTTGTTATTGTATCACCATCAACATCAACGCTTACTGGCGAACCCATAACAGCATGACCCCCAACATTAAATTCATAATTTGTTTCAGCAAAAATTCCTTTTTTAGCAGGTTTAGGTCCTTTAAAATCTTTTCGTTTTACACCACTTGGGTCTTTAATTTTACCTGCACAGATTTTTGATGCATAGGCATTTGCATAAGCACTTGGATAGACCTTAAATTTAGCTTTAGCTGCTTTTTTTCCTCTTTCACATAATTTGGTCATTTGAAACTCCTTATAATATCAATTTTATGTTCATTACTTGATACAATATCTACTTGTTTATCTATTTCATCTATTATATTAGGATGTTCACCTATTCCAACAGCGTTTTCTAGATAAATTTTTATGGTTGCATTTGCCTTTTCAATATTTGCTTCATAAACTTTTACCAAAGCATTTATTATATCATCTTTCATTATGTTATCACTTTTTTTTTATTCTTTCTAGTCTTTGCAAACTTACGTTTTTGCAGACTATTGGTGATTTGTTTTTTCATTTGCGATCTTGTTATTGCCATGGTATATACCTCGTCTTTCCTTTTGCATCTTTATAAGCTTTTAAAAACTGTTTGCGACAATTGTCCGTGTATGAAACATGAACCCAGCCACTTTGTGGATCTGATGGTTTGTAAAACTCAAGAATTAATTGATCATATTTAATATTATTATTTATCCAACTTGCAAGAATTTTATTATCTAAACCAAATATTTCAATATCTGCTGCTTCACCTTTACAATGTTGAGATTTACTTGAAGAACCTATAGCCTCACTCAGACGAGCTGACCTAAATCCTGATGATATAAATACTGGCTTTTCAAATTTATTACGAATTGGCTGAAGAACATTTTCACAAAGTTTAGTCAAAGCTAAAACTTGCATTTGATTTGGTTTATTTTCAAAACCTAACCTTGTTGCTGTTTGTGACTTTGTTAGTTCTGCTAAAGAAAAGTTTTTTGTTAAATTCATATAACTTATTGATTGGATAAGAAATTATTGTCCAAACACCCCATATTGAAAAAAAAAATATAAAACCTATGAATAAAATTAAGGTTATTAAAGCATCCAGGATATAAGTAGTAAACCACATAACACAATCACTATAAGATCTTTATTAGTAACATACAAGTCTTTTATCATATCTTTGTAAATTTTGATTTTTTCTAACATTTCCATCTCCTTCTTGCCTGACAAATTCTTTTGTTTGGCGTTTTTTTACAATTAATATTATGCATTCTAGCCTGTCCTGCACTTCGTGCACAAAACGACTTTCTGCGTTTAGCATCTTTACTGCCTTTTTTTACTTTACCAGTAACAGCCGTTTGTAGCTTTGAACCAGGATTTTTACGCCTGTAAGCTCTGACACCAGCTTCAGTCATTCCTGCACCAGATTTTGTTGGTCTAAAATTTTTTTTATTGCGAGAAGGCATGCCTCCCTCTTTTAGACCAAACAAATCCAAGTCTTCGTAATAACTATCCATTATCGGTGTCGGCAGTTATTGGTGTAACAAAAACAGTCACAGAGGTTACATTTGAAATTGTCAAATGCATGTCTGTTTTGAACAAAATACCATCTAAAGGTATGTCCACTTGATATTGATCAGCAGCACTACTAGCTGGAGTTGTGATTACAAGTTTTTGTGTACCACTTGCTCCTCCATCTTTAAACGTTAGAGTTCCTGCACTTGCATGACCAACATAGTAAATGGACAATAATCTAGTTCTACCAGACTGAATTGTGCCTGTCGATGTTAATGTTTTTGCACCTACATCAGAGTTCATGATTTACTCCTATCTGTCTGACGCAGCAAACATATAATCAATTGACGTAACTTTAGTGCCAGTAGCGTTACCTGATAAAGACATTGCTGCTATCGTTAAAATTTCATCACTTGGAATATTATCTGTGTGTGTTGCAACTAATTTTCTGTTTACAAAAAAATCAACTTTACCTGTGCTTTGACAACGAATACTTAATGTAACATCTGTATCGTTTTCCATGTCAATGCCAGAATCTGTTGATGTTTCTGTACCATCCTTTTCTGTTTTACAAAGAATTGATGCATCACCATCGTCTTTTTGAAATACAATTCTGTCCGTTGCTGTAAGCATAGCTTCAGGATTGGTTGCAAAATTAATAGTAAAACCAAAACATAGATCGGTGTCAGTTACATCAGATGTTCTAACTTTAGTTTCAAACCAAAGATCTTTGTTAGCTTGTACTTGAAAGATTTCATTTTTCTGAATCGAAGCACCATCGTTATCTGTGGTTGCTGTTGAATTAAGATTGACTAAACCATTAAGTTGGTCTGCTGCAATAGCTACAGATGCACCTGAGTCTTTTACGACAGTCCATCTGTGACCTGTATTAGAATCAAATCCAATTCTATCAAAGTCATCGAAATAAACTACATAATCTGGGTTTTTATCAATCGGTAAGTTTTCAAACCATTTCTTTTCGTTATTTTTTCCTGCGAAAAGAATAGGTCCTGTAAAATGTACTCCTGCCATTTTTTCTCCTAGTTAAAAGATATAGTCCTCTAGGGTGTCTGCCAAGCCAGTCTATATCTAGTTTATATTGTCTTGGTTATTTAATTGTACTCTTAATAAAAAAAAAGTAAATATTGTGTTGACATCACATCTAAAATATGTATAAATAAGATAATAAGGAGAAAAAAATATGGAGAAAACAAAATATTACATTAGCACAGGTGATCAAACAAAGATGTTTACACTTTGCTATGATGCATTTGTTTGGAGTAGCCACTCAAAAACAATGGTAGAGAAAACTTTTTATATTAGAAATTTGTCAACTGATTGGGAAACAGCAGTAGCTAATGCAAAGTCTTGGATTGGTGAAGATGGTGTTCTTATGAATGAAGATAAAGCATTTGACCTTAACAAGATTATCAGAAATGGTAGAATTTGGAAACGACCAACTATGATAGAATGTTATCAAGATAATGATGAGTGGTTGCCAAAAAAATCTTGGTTTAAGCCAAGTGTAACTTTTCCATCAAAATTTATTGGTGAAGTTGGTGAAGAAATTATAGTTGATTTAACTTTTGATGATCTTTTTGGTTTTGATACACAGTTTGGTTTT